AGATCTACTTGAACCTTGGACTTATTTACATAGATGATTGCAAAGGCTTGCTGCCAGTTAGCCACGCCCTTGGTGTATGCAGCTTGCTTAAAGTCCATGAGATTGCCTACCTCGACACCATGCAGGACACGCCCTATACGCCCCCCAGAAGCCTCTGAGAAGGCACTACGCCCTGCTCTGTGAGTATGTCCTGAGATGACATTCTTTCCATGCCTACGAGCCGCTTCTAGGGCTGATAAGCCCCCCTGTGGCTTAATGGGTGTGTGATCTCCATGCACTGCAATCCAGTTAGGCGCAATCGGCATAGGGTTTTTATGGAAGGTAATGCCTAGCTCATCAAATCGCATGAACTTCTCAAAACGCAGCTCTGGCAAAGCGCCAAACGCTGGCACCTTAGCCATGATGATGTTGTATAAACGATCCGTATGATTCGACCTTATGCAATCGGTCACGCCTAATTCCCACAATAGATCGACTGCTTCATTGCGGTCATCGTCTAGGGTCTGTGCGTAGCTGCCCATGCGACCTTCTTCCCACTTGGAAATCTGTGGTAGGTCTATCTCATCGCCAATGGTAACTACTTGATCTGGCTTGAACTTCTTGATGAAACTAGCAAGGTTGCGAGTAGCAACCCTGTCATGGTAAGGGACTTGTAAGTCCGAGACTACAACAATTCGCTTAATCGTCATCCTCATCTTCGTAATTGCCAAACTTCTCTGGATCGACAGGATCAGGCAAGATCCAATGCGGATAGGCTTGAGGCTCGGTAATCATGAACATAGCAATGTCCTCTTTAAAGCCAGCCTTCTTAAGGCTTTGGAAATACTCAAAGAGCCCAATGCAGTAAGCATCCAGTTTTGAGTAGCCTTGATCCTCTAACGCCTTGGTCGCTTTTCTTGCCATGGTTTTATTATCGCTCTAAGAGGATGTTATAGATCTCATCGACACGCGCATGGAGTCGCTTGATCTCTGCTAGTAGGTGTGTAATGACAAAGCCTGAAAGACCACCGATGCATGCAATGGTAGCAATGTAAAGCTGAAAGAAATTATCCTGACTCATGGAGCACCGACTCCGTAATCCTTGGAGTTCTTGCTTGCCCATTTGGTCAAAGGCGCAGCTAGAGCACCAATGACAACGGCATAATGTGGAGCCATGTCAGTTAGTAAAGCCACGCCCATGGTTACGGCAGATGCTACAACTGCAAGAGCGTAGTCCTTTAATGCCTTCTTTTGCTTGTCATTGATCTTTATCATTAGTCTCCGCCTAACATAGATACTTGATAAAACTCGCCCAGTAAGTCAGCTTCTTTCTTAAAGCTAAAATGAGCGTGTTTAGAGTGTTTGTTTGCGCCCCTGTACTTACGCCATTTCCAATTAAGGATCTTTGAGCAGATTCTTTCATCGAAAATAATGTAACTAATGCGTGTTTCTTGCTTGGTCTTACAGGCTCTCCGAAGCTGATCAACAAGATCGGGCATAATGTCTGGCTTTGATCCCTTGAATAGGTCACGATCGACATCAATGGCACGAACCCAACCCTGCTCATCTGGATTATGATCAGACTTGCGAGCAGCGTGTCGGGTATCACCGATCCAACCATCCGATGCGCGGTCACGATCTGGGAACGAGTCATCAATTTGTTCCCTTAACTGTGATGCAGCTTTACTTAGTTTAGGCTTCATCCGACAGAATTGGTGTGGATTGTTCCGCTTCAGGGTTCAGATAGCGTTGATAGTCTGAATTGGCTTCGTCAATAGGTATCCAAGAGATCACACCATCTTTGTCTGTGCGCTTAATTGCGTTGCCTAATTCGTTTGTAACTTCTTCGTATGTGTATTCCATTTTACAACTCCGCACTTGCTACGACTGATGAACCGAAATAACCACCATTTTGAGTAGCGGTAGCAGCTCTATTTTCAATGAAATTATTGGTGGTAATTCTTATTACCGAACCAGCTGTTGAAGGAAAACCACTGAAATCTTGGCTTGTTAGAGTGATAGTAGGTGCGACACGCATAGTTGTCGGCAACTTGCAACCAATGTAATAGTTAGTTGTGTTGTTTGTTTGACCACTCCAAAAGTATTGAGCAGTTGCTTCTGACTGCCAGTAGTATCTCTGGCAAGCGGCTAATTCTCCTTGGATTGTTCCTGTTGCAGTCTTGAATGGAGTTGCCTTTGAGCCGTATTCAAGCTGCATACCCCAAAGATCAATAGTCATTGCTGTATTTAGTGGGAAGCCAACTTCTACTTTTAGAAATGAGCTAGTGCCAATAGTCTTTCCTGTAACACTTGGAACAGTAATTGTTCCTGTGTATCGCTGCCATGAAGTTGTTAAAACTCCAGAACTTGTCAAGGTAACTGCTGTTACTACTTCGCCGCTTCCACCTGAACCAAAGTTTTGAATAATGTTTGCGTTGAGTGTGCGAGCCGCATCTGCCTTAGCCCAAAAACTAAATGTAACTGGCTGACCTGCAAAGGTGCGAACATCCTCAATGTATTGAGCCATGACATTAAAAGTACCGCCTGAACCTGCGACGCTTTGATTTAATCGCCAAAAATACTGGCCTTCATAGCCCGCAACTGGAGCTGTTCCAGCAGTAAATGCTTGCTGTGAGTAAGTGCGAGTCGATCCTGTGCCATTGTAAAGAATGATGTAGCGATCTGCTGTGTAAGCACCATTGGCGGGATTGCTAAAAGATGTTCCACGCTGCCAGATACCAAAATCTCCATTGATCATCTTGTTTTTACCAGCTTGACCAAAGCCGACATTCCAGAGTGATGTGTCAATGGCATCGCCTAATGTGCGAATGTCTGCTGCCCCATTTTTTACAAGGCTAGAGTTATCTGGTTCAGACCAGCCGTAGTTTGGTGATAGTGCCATTAGGTTAAAGCTCCTGTCGCATTTGTCCATGTTAGTATAGCATTGACACCAGTCCACGCTAAGGTGGCTGGTAATACTGTTTCCCATTGTGTCGTGCTGAGTGAGAAATCTGTAGCTGAGACATAAAGAGTTATGTCTACAAAAGTAGGTGTAGCCCTGAGTGCCACATTCTCCACAAAACCATCGAACTGCCCATCTAGCAAGTTAGAGGGCAAGTTAGTGATAAGGACAGGCTGACCAAAAAAGACATTAATTAGATTGTCAAGCATCGCACTAGGCAGGTCTGGGTTATCTAGGCGGAAAGTAATAGCCCCAAGGGATGCGCGAGGGTTAGCCCTCAGTTTAAGTTCTCTAGAGGCAATCTCGGTGATGTCTGCAAGATCCTTGATGTTAGAGTCAAATGACCTCTGAAACAGCCCGTAAGAGGCTATAGAGTCGCTATCTGAGGTACTGTAGGTGCTGGCGTATCCTGTGCCGTAGTTGTAGATAAGGCTGTTACGGATACGAGCAGTCTGAGTTTGTGACTGGATAGAGCTAGGGGTTGCATACGAGCCATCAAGGTTAGTAAAGCCATTTGCTGCGAGATAGTTAGATCTGTGGTCTGCATCGTCATAGCTGACATCTCCGTCCTTTTCCTCGTAGATCTGACCAAGGGCAGATGTAGCAATCTGATCTACTAGGCTCTGGCTTTTAGTCGTAGGATTAGCTGCAAGGCTGATCATGGTGTAGAAGCCAGAGTCAATAGTGCCAATGTAGGACTCAGCATTTTCCCATGTAACATCGGCTGGGTAGGTATCCCATGTAACTGTTGGTGTGACCTCATCCCATGACAGGTTAAGAGCAGCCCCTAGAATGTCTGCAATCTGCTCGCCATCTAGTTCTTCTACAAGGGCTGTGTTATAGATAGCCTTAGTTAATCTGGCAAGTGAGCCAATACCTAAGATCTTGCCTGTAGTAATAAAGCCAGACTCCTCAGGGCTACGCACTCCAATAGAGAAGTCCGAGACCTCGCCACCAAACACAGTGACATAAGTGCCGCTGCTGTTCTTTAGCTCTAAAGTAATTGGCTCAGTGACATTGATGGTAAAAGGTGAGTTATCTGTGTTTATGATCTCTACTTGGCAGTAACCTGCTGTGGCTTGTCGATCGATGTCTAAGCGACCAGAGGCATAGGAAACAGAGGTGACAGTCGTATAGACATCATCACCTACTGTCACTCGCCATTCTGGAAGCCATGTCATACTGCGTATAGACCCCCGCGTAGTGTGCCGCGTTGTACGGCTTCCTGAACTACCTGATCGATCGCTTCTGCAATAGCGTTAGGATCACCAATACCTGTATTGACTGTCACAGAGAAGTTGTACTCACGACCATTAGGGCTGATGCCTGAGATCATTCCTGAATCAGGTGTGTACTCACGAAGGTTAGGCTGGATCTGTGTGATGACTCCACCAAGGGCAGCCACGTTAGCGTTAGTCTCAGCAATGGTAGTCGCTGGCTTCATGCCTGTTGTGCTTGGTGCTGTGGCTGGCTTACCCGCTGGAGTTGTCTTTGACCCAGTAGATGCAAGGTTAATAAGACCAAGCAATCTCAAAGCCTCGTTGAGGTTATCTAGGTTGATTAAGTCTTTAGCCTTCAGGCTCTCTAGGACTGACTTGATGTCTAGCAGCTTAATGTTCTGCTGTCCTAATGTGCCTAAGACCTTGAGATCAGCGTTAAGTTTGTTAGTTGCAGCGATGATAGCTGCTTCATCCTTAGCCGCTATTGCATCCTCTAAAGCAAGAATTGAACGCTTGACATTCAGGCGAGCAACATCATTTGCCACCTGTAGCACCTGTGCGCTACTTGTTGCCTTTCCTAATGCTTCTGCCTGAGATGTAAGGGCTGCTGCGACTTGGATCTTATCCATGTCGAAGATCTCTTCACCTTTGTTAAGGGCAAGGTTAGCCTTGTCTATGGCTTGCTGAAGCTTCTTATTCTTTAACTGTGCGGCAGTCTCTTTTGTCAGAGCTTTATTCTGTGCCGTAGTTTTCTTTGTGATGGTGAACTGATTTTGTAGTGACTTTAGATGAGCATTATCCGATGCTTGTTGGATAGGTGCTTGCTTACCTGCTTCTCTTAATACTTCTAAGTATGTTCCCAAGATAGGGATCATGCCTACATTAAGGCTACCAATGACAGGAATGTCTTTTAATTTAGCAGCGAGTGTGCCAATGCCACGAATGACATCGGCTAAGTAAAGTGCTGTCTTTTCCATGTTGGATGCTAGATCTGCAACGCTTGTATCTTCACCAAGGTTGGTAAGTGCATCGATTAAGCCAGTACCGATTATCTCGCTTACATTGGCAGCGGCTACCCCTAGCTTGTCGATTGAGCCTTGGAATGTGTTAGCCGCCTGTGCTGCTGAACCCTTAAATGTTGTGGTGAGTTGTGCAGTAATTTCCTCAAAAGACTTAGAGGCTAGATCTGCCTTGGAGATGCCTACACCCAAGCGAGTTAAAGCTGTGTTATTGCCAAGGTATGCACGACTCAAAGCCGCTGTTACGCTAGATAAATCCTTGCCAGTTGAGGCAGCTATGTCTAAAGATAGATTGAGCAGTCTTTGTGCTTCTGCTGTGTTGCCTGTGGCTACGGCTAATGTTTGGTAGGCAGGGCGTAGCTTGTCATCAACAATGCCGAACTCACTTTGTAGGCTCTGGATGTACGCCTCAGAGCTTGCAGCATCTCGACCAAGCCCAACATTCTTTAGTGCTAGGGCTAGCTGTTGCTGTGCCTTCTGATCTTCAGCTGCTGCCTTGATTGATGCCTTGCCATAGGCTACAACTTGTGCAGTACCGAAAGCCAAGCCAAAAGTCTTAGCAAGTTGCTTAACATTCTTAGTGAGCTTTTCCGTAGAAGTCTCTGCTTGCTTGAAAGCCTTTTTGCCAGTGAACTCGGCAGCAATGTCAATAAATACGTTAGCCATGTTAGCCTTTCACTGTTGCGCGAGCGTTGAGTTTATCCGCTGCGCCTTTAATTGCTGCCAGTACTGCTTCTCTGGCTTTACCATTGTTCTCATCGTATGCGCGGAATAATGCGCGACCTTGCAGTTTGTTCTCACCCTTTAACTGGGATGAGTACTTGCTTTGCTGATTTTGCACGAACCTACTCTGTGGAGTCTTACGACCCATAGTGTCATAGATAGCACCAGCAGCAGACTTGTTAAATACGCGAGCAAGAGATCTAAATCCAGAGCGATTAGGCTTGGAAGGTGTTGTCTTATACCCAACGCCTGCTTTAACAATCCGAGCGTTGTATGTTGGGAAGCGACCCTCTGACATTTGTCTAGGTCTCCAACCGCTTAGGACTTGTCCGTCATCTGGCAGATAACCTTTAGCAGCCTTTGTGATTGGCTTCAGAGCCGCTGCAACCTCTTTAGGTAATGCCTTAGCAAGGTCTGGAGTAAATTGGCGTAGCGACTTTCTAAGAGCGACCGCGCCCCTTACGCTTGCTGGCATCGCTCACCTCTTTCGCTTCATCCTTGAGCCCCTGCACTAATGCATCGAGCATTGTCTTATCTAGATCTAACAACTGCTGTGGCGAGATCCCTAACCTAATGCTTAGCCTAGCAATTAGATAGGTGAATGGGAGATCCCGCTTTAAGCTAAAGGGTCTGAATCAAGCACCTCGACACTTTTGAGTGTCTCGATGAAATCCATACCGAAAGGCTTAACAGACTCACCTGACCTGCGTGTTACTTCCCATGCTAACCAATAGACATCGCTCTGCTTTTCTTCATCGCGGAACGCCTTATGGAAGCCCTTTTTAGCGTACTGCTCAAACGCATACTCCACTGCTGGAGTGATCTCGCCTTCTAGTACGCTTCCATCTTGTCGAACTATCTTTAGTTTTGCCATGGTTGCCCCTTTGTTTAGTGAATTATGATGTTGTTACTGCGATTGTGCCATTTACATTGAATGTAACTGACTGTGTGCTTAGGTCAGCAACAGAGCCGTTAATGTCGGTTGTGTTGTTGATTAGGCATGACATTGTGTATAGAGGGTTAGCAGCTGAGACTGCATCGCTTGTCTGCTTTGCTGTCACTGTTACTGTTGTTCCCCATGCAGCCTGTAGAGTCTGTAGAACTTCACCTGTTGCTGTGTCATTGAGAAAATCAATTGTGATTGATGATGCTTCTAGACCCTTAACAAACTTGTGACCTGAGTCACCCATCGCTGTTACTTCTAGCTCATCAAATGATCGGTTAATTGTTACTGCTGTAACATGGTCTGAGAGGTCTACCGCATTAACAGTAAGAACCACTCCATTGTTTAGAAATACTGCCACGGCTTATTCCTCATCTTTCTTAGTTACTGGCTTT